CCGTTAAGCAAACTCCAGAGGATGCGCTTAAAGGTGCAATGCTTTATGATGCAATGACAGGCGGTGAATTAGGCATTGCTCCTAAGACTACTTCATTTAGAAGACCGACTGAAATCGCACACAAGCGAATGTCTATTGATACACGAATTATTGTAAGCCCAGAAGATGAAGCTGACGAGTGAGCTTTTAGTCCAAGAGACTGCACGCCTTTTATTCTATGAGTTAGAGGCTAAGAATTCTCCGTCTTACGATCAAGACCTTTCCGATATACAGGGAAGAATTGAAACCATTAAAGAACTCCTCACTGCTTCTGGTGAAGAGTTTGACGAAGATGTTGTAAAGAGCAAGGCTCTTGCACTCTTCCTGAATAAGACAGGGCTTTCTCCCCTTGAAGCTTCCAATATTCTAAAAGAAGAACCTGAAGTACAGAGCACCAAAGTTGTTAAGCGTGCTCCTGCAACAAAAAATATAGAAGCTGATATTATTGGCAGGCTTCTTTCTGATTACCCGTACTTCTGCAAGATGTGTTTAGAGATTCCCTACCGGCCAGGGCTCAACCCTGACAAGCCAGAGGGAGGTTACGGCCCATTTGTTCTCAATGAAGGTCAGCGAAAAGTTGCTGCAATTATGCTGGACCAGTGGCTTAATGATGAGCCTGTGCGTGTCATTATACTTAAGTCCAGGCAGCTCGGTATTACAACCCTGTTGATGTCTTTCTGGCTCTGGTTGCTTTTACAGAAGCCCGGAATTACAGTAATGATCATCATTGATAAAGGCGATCACCTTAATGAAAAGCGACAAACTTACTTACGATGGCTCGATAGGATTGGTGAACTCTATCCAGATTTACCTAATGTTGAAAGAAGACAAGGGAAAGTTATTGAGCTACAAAACATGTCACGTATCCTATTTGAATCAGCCGAGGCACCAAACCCAGGAACTTCTGAGCACATCTCAATCCTCCACACTTCTGAAAAACCAAAGTGGCCCAGAGGAAGAGACAGACAAATTGACGCATCTGTTGTCCCAGGCATCCCGGAAAAAGGGGGAACCATCTATGTAGATGAATCTACAGCAGAGGGTGTTAACGGTTTTTATTATCGCTGGCACCGCGTTGTGGAGGGCAAGGCAAGTGGAACTCCTATCTTTCTACCATGGTACATTTCATCTGAATATAGGATGGCTCCTCCTGAGTCCTGCTATTCTACTGATGGTAAGTTTATATACCTTAATGACGACATTGAAGTCTGCGAGACAGACGAAGCTGGAAAGATTACAGCAACAGAAGAAGAATTCGGAAACCTTTACGATCTAGACGTAGATCAAATTTACTGGCGTAGACACAAAATTAAAAACGCCTTTAACGGCGATAGAGCAATCTTTGATCAAGAGTATCCAACAAGTCCTCGTCACGCATGGCAGACTGTTGGAGGAAAGTTCTTTACATTTGATGAGGTTGACCGTTGTGAAAAAGCCGTTGAGCCACCTAT